GGCGATGACTCTCGATTGCGCGGTCCCTCTCCGCGTCCCCCGGCAGGGACCGCACGTCATGTGCAGCCGGGGGAGGTGCGCCGCGGGTCGCACCGGCCATGGGGGCCGACCCACCCGCGCCTTCTACACAGGGAGTGACACATGGACAACGTGTATCAGCGGCTCGCGCTCGCCGGGCTGGCGTTGCTGGTGCTGGGGGTGACGTCGTGATGCAGCTCTCCCTCATGCCCGACGCCGACACCTGGCGAGACATCACCGCCCCGTGCGGCTGCGTCAGGCGGTGTCGGTGGCGGCTCGGCGGGTGGCTCGGGTACACGCGGCGGATGTGTCAGGCGCGGGCAAGCGGGAAGAGCTGCGCGGGCGTGCGGGGTGGGGCGTGAGTCGGCCCCCGTGCTGGGAGTGTGGTGCTGTGTCCGATCACGATCACCACGTCGTTCCTCGATCCTGTGGGGGTACGCGCACCGTTCCGCTATGCGTCGCGTGTCACGGTAAAGTCCACGATCGCGACATGATGACCACACGAGCGCTGACGCAGGCGGCGCTGGCTCACAAGCGCGCGAACGGCGAGCGGGTGGGGGCCGTCCGCTACGGGTACCGCCTCGCCGCTGACGGGGTGCACGAGGAGGTCGACCCTGCCGAGGCCCGGGTGGTCGCCCTGGTGCGCGAGCTCCGCGCCGAGGGGCTGTCCCTTCGCGCGATCGCCGCCGAGCTCAACGCGCGCGGTACGCCCGCCCGGGGGAGCCGCTGGCATCCGACGACGATCGCCCGGCTGATGGAGGCCACTTGACCACCCTCGGAATCGACCCCGGCAAGGACGGCGCGCTCGTCCTCCTCGACGGCCGGCGCCCGCTTGCGTCCGCCCTTCTCGCCGACCTCGTGGGCACCGCCCGATGGGAGGCCCGCGCCGATGTCGTCGCCGGATGGATTCGGTCGGTACACGCGACGTATCGGATCGACCGCGCCGTGATGGAGCTCTACGCCGGGCGCGCGGGGCAGGGGCGCGGGTCCATGCTCACCATCGGCGTCGGCTGGGGACTGCTCCGGGGCGTGTGCGGCGGGCTCGGGGTGCCCGTGCGCGTCGTCGCGTCGAATCGGTGGCAAAGCGCGCTGCTCGATGGGCTCCCGGGCGACGGGAAGGATCGGGCCATCGCCTACGCGCTACAGGAGGTGCCCGACCTCGACCTGATGCCAGGGAGGCGCCGCAAGCCGCACGACGGGCTCGCGGACGCGGCGTGCCTCGCGGTGTGGGGTGGGGCGTGAGAGAGACGCGCGCTCAAGTCCTCGACCGCCTCGCATCCTACGCGGACAACCCACCCGAGGTCATTTTCGCCCCACTTCCACGCAAACGGGAAGCGCCCAAAGTACCAATACACCAGCCAGTATGCCCTTGCTGCGGAAGACCACGATGACCCCCGCCGACATCCTGGCCCACCTCCGGGCGCATCCCGAGGAAGCCTTCGCCGTCGTCGACGCCCTCGGCGACATCGCCGGCCCGTGGACGTGCAGGCGGTCGGGCAGCGGCTGGGCATGGTTCCGGCGCACCCCCAACACCGTGTCCGGCTCGCAGGCGTTCCAGGGGGCCCCGGCGACCGTCGAGGCCCTCGCCCGAGCCGACGCCCACCTGGTAGCGCGCGGCGTGCTCCTGGCCGGCGGGCTCCCGTGCGGCGCCGACGCCGAACGCCACCTGGTGCCCGAGTGCGGCGAGGTCCACCGGATGACGCAGGGACGCCCCCGGCTCGCCCGCGACTCGGACCCGCGCCGGGAGCTCGCCTGTATGCACCCCCGCGGGCACCTGACGGCGTGCGGGGCCCTCTCCCCGCCCGAGTGGCTCCCCGGCGAGCGCATGAGCCCCGAAGACCGGGCGCGGCCGCTCGTCTGGTGGACGGCCTCCAACGCGGTCGAACGGGGGGACCGGTGAACCACGACCCCGCAGTCCCGAACTATCCCGACCGCGACGACGCCCTCACGGACGAGGGCTACTACAAGGTGCCGCGGACCTTTGCAGACCTGTTTCACGACAGGGCCAAGATGATCGACTTGCTACACCAAGAGTGGGCTGGCCCCGAGCTTCCCGACATCACCTGTGACCACTGTTCCGTCGCTCACAGATGTCAGTGGGCCTTCGACCCCTACAACACCAATGGCGACTGCCTGGACGAGAAATGACCATCACCCTTTCCGACCTCGCCGCGCGCACCGTCGACGACATCGCGCCCCAGCTCCTCCGAACCTACCTCGCCGCCGAGCTGGGCCAGCCCCGAGGCGCCCGCAAGGGCTGGACCTGGACCGGCGACCGCTGGCGCAAGGGGCCGCCTCACGCCTGCTGGAACGTCGCCCATATGCTCGGCGAGCGCCCCGCCTGGGTCGTGTTCTACCTCGACCACGGGCGCAGTCCCCCCGCCGCCCGCTACGACGACGGGATCACGTTCGCCTTCGACGCGATGGCGTGGGCCGACTCCCTCCCCGACCCGAGGCCCCTCGATCCCGGGCCCTGGGCGCCGGTCAAGGACGGGCCCCTGCCGCTCCTGACCGCCGTTCGGTGGGTGCTGGAGGAGGACATCCCCTGGCCCCGGAAATGGAGCGTATTGTGGGACGCGTACGAGGCGGAATGTGACACGCGGCAAAGGGCACGGGTTGGGGGTGGGCCATAAGGGCGCGGGCGGTGGTGGAGGGGCCTGCACAGAAAGTTTAGCGAACGTGTAGACGGTCGGCGGTGAGCACGGTTAGTGAGTGTGAACGAACGGAGCGACCGTGAACGACCTCGCCGACATCCTCGCTGAACTCGCCGACGCCGGGATCGACGTCCAGATCGCGTACATCGCGGAAAACCGCCAGTGGTGCCTTACCATGTACGGCGATCGCACCATGGGCACGCTTGACGAAATCCACGACATGCTCGCGTTCTACGTCCAGACCATCCAGTAGAGGGCACATGAACGAGTATCGAGAAATAATCGCGCGAAAGCAGCAGTTCGCACCGTCGGTCGGCTTCGATGCGGTGGTGAACCATCCGTGGATGTGGCCGTTCCAGAACCACGCGGTGGCGTGGGCGCTCAACGGGGGTCGGCGGGCGCTGTTCGAGGACACCGGCCTTGGGAAGTCGAGGCAGCAGCTCGCGTGGGCGCATCACGTTCACATGCACACCGGCGGGCGCGTGGTCATCTTCGCGCCCCTCGCGGTCGGACCGCAGACGGCACAGGAGGCAGCCAAGGTCGGGCTACCCGGGGTCGTATTCGCGCAGGATCCAGCGCAGGCCGGTAGCGCGTCGGTGGTCGTCACGAACTACGACCGCCTCGACAGGTTCGCGCACGAGGAATGGGCGGGGATGGTGCTCGACGAGTCGAGCATCCTCAAGTCTTTCATGGGGCGCACCAGGGCGGAACTCACCGACTACGCGCGGCCCATCCCGTATCGGCTCGCGTGTACCGCGACGCCGTCGCCGAACGACATTGACGAGCTCGGGAACCATGCCGAATGGCTGGGGGTGTGCTCGCGCCTCGACATGCTCGCGCGGTTCTTCGTCAACGACAGCAGCGACACCGGAACATGGATCCTGAAGGGGCACGCGGTCGGTCCGTTCTGGGATTGGGTGGCATCGTGGGCAGTGAGCGCGCGGATGCCGTCCGACCTCGGGCCATTCTCTGATGACGGGTACGTGCTGCCGCCGTTGGAGCTGGTGCCGCACGTCATCATGGGCGACCTGTCGACCGGGCGTGAGGACGGCCAGCTGTTCGCGTTAGGCGGGGTGTCGGCGACGTCCATCCACGGCACCAAGCGCAAGAGCACGGCGGCACGCGCTACGAAGTGCGCCGAGCTCGTGAACGACGAGCCTAACGAGCCATGGCTTGTGTGGTGCGAAACGCAGTACGAGGCGGACGCCGTCATGGAGGCGATTCCGAGAGCAACCGAGGTATCCGGTTCGATGTCGCCGGAGACGAAAGCGTCGCGGTTGCTATCGTTCGCCGAAGGGCGGCCGGGGTCGGTGCTCGTGACCAAGCCGAAGATCGCCGGGTTCGGCATGAACTGGCAGAACTGCGCTCGGATGGTGTTCGCAGGTGGCAGCTACAGCTACGAGGCGTTTTATCAGGCGGTCCGCCGATGCTGGCGCTTCGGGCAGACGAGGCCGGTCACCGCGCACATCCTGATGGGGTTCTCGGAACAGGCGCTCTGGCAAACCGTCAACGCCAAGGCCGACAAGACGACGGACATGCGCGAACAGATGATCGCGGCGTCGAAGCGGGCCAACCGCCCCGCTACGGCGCTGCGTGGCTACCACCCCAACCACGCCGGGCGGCTTCCGACCTGGCTAACGTACGAGAAGGAGTGACACATGATCAAGTGCGTCAACGAATGGCACGGAGAACGTGCCAGCTTCTACAATGGCGACTGCGTCGAGGTGCTCGCGCAGATGCCGGAGGGATGGGCCGACCTCGCGGTGTACTCGCCGCCGTTCGCCGACCTGTTCACGTACAGCAACAGCGAGCGCGACATGGGCAACGTCGCGAACGATGAGGAGTTTCAAGCGTCGTATCGGTTCGTGGCGGAAGCGGTGACCCGCGCGCTGCGGCCGGGGCGGAACGCGGTCGTGCATTGCATGGACCTTCCGGCCATGTTGTGGAAGATGGGGCGTAAGGGGTTCCGCGACTTCCCAGGCGCGCTGGTCAAGGCCCACGAGGCGGCGGGGCTGTGGTACGCCGGCCGGATCACCATCTGGAAGGACCCCGTCACGGAGATGCAGCGCACGAAGGCCGAGCGGCTGCTCTACAAGAACTTCACCCAGAACGCAGGGGTATCGTCGGTGGGGACGCCCGACTACCTGCTGATCTTCCACAAGGACGGGCGCGGCGACGATGACCGCGTCGGAGTACGCCACGACCCAAAGGAGTTTCCGGTCGATACGTGGCAGGAATGGGCGTCTCCGGTGTGGACGACCATCCGGCAGGCGCACACTCTCAACGTCAGGGCGGCGCGGGAAGACAGCGACCAGAAGCACATGTGCCCGCTCCAGCTCGACGTCATCGAACGCGCCGTAAAGCTGTGGACGAACCCGGATGACACGGTGCTGTCGCCGTTCGGCGGGATCGCGTCCGAGGGCGTTGGGTCCATCCTCGCCGGACGGCGATACGTCGGCGTCGAGCTCAAGGAGAGCTACTGGAACACCGGCGTTGCGAACCTGCGCGAGGTCGACCGGCCCCGGCAGGGCACGTTGTTCGGGTGACCGCGCAGTCCTCCCTCCTCGACCTGTTCGGCGTCGCCGAGCCGCTGGGAAAGGTCGACAACGGAGGGCGGATGGGGTAGGTAGTTTGTGCTCCTCCCGGGGCTTGGTCGGGCCTCCGACCGCCGACGGCTGATCCCCGTCGGTGCCCCGCGGGAGGGGTGTTCACCGGGAGTTCTGATGCTGATTCCGACTCGGGCGGCCGAATGAGCGCGCCCGTCTCTTTGCGCCGCTGGCAGGCCGAGGCGCTGCCGTTGGGGCTCGACGCGCTGGAACGTAGGCGCAACGGGCTTATTCAGGCGACCACGGGCGCGGGAAAATCCGTGTTCCTCGCCGAGCTGCTACGGCGCTGGCGGGAGAAGCACCCGCCGGGGGAGGGTGCGGTGGTCGTAACCACACCGTCCCGGAAGCTGGTGGAACAGCTCGCGGCGACGTTTGAGGCGCACCTCGGGCCGGGCATCGTCGGGCGGTACTACACGAGCGCGAAGCAGGACCGGCGCGAGGTCGTTGTGTGCTGCAACGCCTCGGTCATCGCCCTTGCCGCGCGCATGGAGGCCGCGGGGCGCTCGGTCGACGTGTGGGTCGCGGACGAATGCCACCGCACCGAATCCGAGGGCGTGAAGGGCAAGGACGCGGCGCCGGGCGCCGACGTCATGGCGGGGTTGCTGAAGGCCAATCGCCGGCTCGGGCTCACCGCCACGCCGTTCCGGTCGGACGAGGCCGAAGCCCTCACCCTCTACGATGAGTGCATCTACAGCTACCCGCCGGCCGATGCCCTGCGCGACGGGGTGATTGTGCCTGTGCGCTACGTCCTCCCCGATGTCGACGACGTGGAGGTCGACCGATGGACGGCCGAACAGATCGCCGCCCTGGGCGACCGGGCGACGCGCGGACCGGGGGCGGTGGACGCGAGCTCCATCGCCGACGCGGAGGAGTACGTGGCGTTCCTCGCCGGCCGGGGCGTCGAGGCGCGCGCCATCCACAGCCGGCAACCGCCAGAGACGCAGCGTGAGACGCTGGCGCTCCTACAGGCGGGCCGGCTCGACTGTGTCGTCCACGTCGCGATGCTCGTGGAGGGTGTCGACCTTCCCTGGCTGCGCTGGCTCGCGGTGCGGCGGGACACCGGGAGCCGCATCCGGTGGATCCAACAGGTCGGGCGCGTCATCCGCTCGCACCCGGGCAAGGCCGAAGCCATCGTGATCGACCCGCACGGGCAGAGCATGGACTACTCGCCCACGTACGCGGCGGCGCTGGGCTGGCCCGACGAAGAGGCCGAAGCCAAGGCCGCCAAGGAGACGCGCGAGAGGGAGGCGCGCGAGGTCGACGAGGCCGAGACGCCGGAGCTTCGGTACACCGCGAAGGTCACCGCCGTTGCGCGCTACCTCCGGGCGCTGCGGAACGCCGTGGCGGCCGAGGGCGTCGAGTTGCAGGGGCGCGGCAAGGGCAAGCGGGACGAGGCGCCGACCGACCGGCAGACGACGCTGATCAAGCGCATGTCGGGGCTCGCGTTCGGGCTCGACGACCCGCACGGGCAGACCGTCGCCCGGGTTGCCGCGGCGCCGTGGTCGCTCACCCTCGGGTCGGCGTCCGACCTGATCGACATCCTGGGCGGGGTCGCAGCCATCCGGCGGCACCGGCCGGGGTTGTGGGCGCCGCCGTTCTTGATCCCCGCTCCTCCCGACCGAGCGACGCTGAACGAGGGCGGGCGGCCCGTGGTCGTGTACGCGGGCGCGGCGATGCGCGGGCCGTTCGTGGCGGGCGTCGTCGTCGCGGGCGGGGTCGCCATTCTCGGGCGCGTGCGGCCGAAGGAGCCGGGGGACCGCCTCGGGACCATCTACACGCGGATCCTCGACTGGTGCCGGGCGCAGGGGCTCGGCAAGGTGCGCGTGTCCCTGGGCGACGTCGCGCGGCTGGCCGGTGCCGAGTACGTCGACGCGAAGGACAACCCGGCCGTCTCGCGGGCGTGGGCGCTCCTGACGCGCGCCGAGCGGGACGGGGTGGCGCCGCAGTCCATCGGCGCCGGTGAGTAGCGCCGTGCTCGACACCCGTAGCGACTGGTTCGCCGAAGTCCGGGCGGCGGCTCCGCACGTCACCGAGGTAGCCGAGCGCCTCGGTCTGGGCGTCCGCCGGCAGCGGTTCGGCCCGTGCCCCGCGTGCGGGCGGGACGACCGCAACCACCCGAGCGTCACCGCGCGACACGGGGGCGCGGGCTGGATGTGCGCCGGATGCAAGGCGACGGGCGACGTCATCCAGCTTGCGGCGTGGCGCATCACCGGGACCGCCCGGCCCGCGGGGAGCTCGTGGGGCGAGGTCCGGTCGTGGTTCGCGGCGCAGGGGTGGTGCTCGGGCGACGGCGCGGTCGGGAGCTGGGTAGCGCCCCCGCGGCGCGAGGTGCCGAAACTCCCGTACCCAGACCGTGACGAACTGTTGTCCCTTCTTCGCGCGTGCCGGCCCGTGGAGGACGTGCGCGAGGTCAAGGCATGGTGCGAGGCGCGAGGCATCGTCGGGCGCGTCCACGGCGCGGTGCTGCCCGACGTTCACCCGTGGCCGGCGTGGTGGCCGTTCCGGGCGCGGCCGTGGCGGCTCGTGTGCCCCATGGTCGACGCCATGGGCGCCGTGACGTCGATACACGCGCGGGCGACGGAGGACGAGGGCGGGCGCGGCAAGACGCGGTGCCCGTTCGAGCGGCGCGGAGACGGGCTGTTCTTCGCCGACCCATTGGTCGCGAGGCCCATGCTACGGGCGCAGGCGACACCGGCGCGCGTCGTCGTCGTCGAGGGCATTACCGACTACCTCGCCGCAGCTCGCCACGCGACGCAGGACAACGGCGGGACGGCGGTACTCGGTGGGATCTCCGGCTCGTTCGGCGCCATGGCGCAAGCGTGCATCCCCGAGGCCGCGACCGTCTATGCATGGACCGACGCCGACGAAGCCGGCGACCGCTACGCAACCGAGATCGCACGCGCCCTGAAGGGCAGGGACGTGCGCCGAATCGACTTCAGGAGAACGTCAACATGAGCAAGAGCCAGAGGCCGCCCGACGTGGCCGACTACCTCGCGACCGGCGGTGACTTCGAGGAGGCATTGGCGCGTGCCGTGCCTCTCCGGCTGGTCGACGACGAACCGCCCCCCGAAGAGGAGGGCTACCTCGACGGCCTCACCGACGCCCCCGGCGAGGTCGTGCCGTCCATGGGCCAGCGCGTCGACCGGGCGCGCGAGGCGATCAAGGCGGCGATCGTTGTCCTGGGCGCCCCGCAGACGCAGCGGGAGGAGCGGAGTACCGTGGCGGCCGACTTGGCGCGGGTGATTCCCGAGCTTGCACAGCTCGCGCACGCCCGGCCCGCCGAGTGGGAGGCCGCGCTGTGCGGCATGGCGGCGTGCGGCGGATTCGGGGGCCACGCCGACCGCCTCGCCCGCGCCGTCAAACTCCAGGTGGCGACGATCGAGGATGTGGAACGCGCGAGCCGCAAGAAGCACACCGCCGAGCGCAGCGCGAACCCCGACCCGACCGTGCTCCGGCGGCTTGCGCTCACCGACCAGGGCAAGCCGAAGCCGAGCTACGCGAACCTGTGCCGCGTGTTCGGCGAGGATCAGCGGTGGGCGTCGCTGCGGATGAACGCCTACGGGGAGGACGTCGAGCGCGACGGGCAGGTCTGGCCCGAGGCCGCGGGCACCGCCGAAGCCGCGATGTGGCTCTCCGACGCCTACGGGATCGACGGTACGGAGGTCGGCGTCAAGAGCGCCATCCACGCCACCGCGTCGAGCCGCGTTTACAATCCCGTGACCGAATACCTTGACAGCGTGCGCGGGAAGCAGGGCGGCGGGATCCGGCGCATCCTCCCCGAGGTGCTCGGCGTCACGAACGCCACCGACCTTCACCGGGCCATGGTGGAGCGGTGGCTCGTGTCCTGCGTCGCCCGCGCCCGCAACCCCGGCGCGAAGTGCGACGCCATGCTGGTGCTCGTGGGGCGGCAGGGCGCGAAGAAGTCGACGTTCTTCGCGACGCTGGGCGGCCCGTTCTTTGGCGACTCGCCGATCGACATCGGCACGAAGGAGGCCCCGATCGTGTTCGGGCGCTTCTGGATTCAGGAGCTCGCCGAGCTGGATGGCATCACGTCGAGCCGCGACGCGGAAACCATCAAGCGGTTTACCGCGGTTCGGTCGGACACGTACCGCGCGCCGTACGCCCGGGGAGCCGCCGAGCACAAGCGGCGCACGGTGTTCTGCGGGTCGGTCAACAAGGGCGACTTTCTCGTCGACCCGACCGGCTCGCGGCGGTTCTACTGCCTGACCCTCCCGGATGGGTGGGTTGTGCCCGTCGCCCTTCTCCAGTCCATCCGTGACGCCGTGTGGGCCGAAGCGCAGGACGCCTACGAGTCGGGCGAGCGGTGGTGGTTCGAGCGGGAGGAGGACGACATCCGCGAGGAGGACGCGCAGCAGTACGTCGAGGAGGATGCGTGGCAGCCGCTGGTCGAGGGCTGGCTCGACGCCGGGAACGGCTTGGTGCCCTTCACGACCGCGAAGCTGTTGGAGATGGCGCTCAAGTTCGAGCCGCACCAGATCCATCGGCCGGCGCGGCTGCGGGTGGTTGCCATCCTGCGCCGGCTGGGGTACACAGAGAAGGCGAGCCCGCAAGGGTTCCGCGGCTCCCGCGTGTGGGTCAGGTCGAGCCGGTAGGAAGGGATCAACAACCGGGGTTGTTGATCAACGACGCGATCAACATTTGAATTGCTGGCGTTCGTGCGACGATCAACGGCGCAACGACTGAAAACGGCCAAATCGTCATCAGAGTTCTAAACGGTTCCGGCATGTACAAATTCGTAATACCCCTTCCCGTTCCTCTACACGCGCAGGACATATTTTCATGTTGAGTCGTTGATCGGGCCGCAAACCTACGTTTCTAAAATGTTGAGTCCGTCGTTGATCGTCGTTGTGTGGTCGTTGATACAGAATGGAGGTGGACCTTGACAGCGCGTGACGGGGCGGGCTACCGTCGGGGTGTGGAAGCCTTACCGCATGTTCCCACGGCCCTCCCCGACGGAAACCGCGGCGAGTGCATCCGCCTACGCCTGCAAGGCTGGGGCGTGCGCCGCATCGGGCGGCACATCGGCATCAGCCACGTAGCGGTATCAAAGCACCTCGCGCACCCCGAGGCCCGCCGCGTGCTCGACGAGATGGGGCAGGCCGCCGCCATCACGGCGCGCGACATCATCACCGAGGCGGCGCCAGACGTGGCGCGCATCGCCCGCGAGGTCGCGCAGGGGAAGCGCACGGCGACGCCGCAACAGGTGGCCGCGATCAAGATGATCCTCGCCCTCTCTGGCCTGGAGCAGACCATCAATCTCCGGGTGAGCGGCGGCGTCGACATCCGGCACAGCGGGGACGATGCGCTACGGCGGCGGCTGGTCGAGCTGCGGGGGGACGATGACGGCGAGCCCGCTGACGGCGGCTGAACGGGAGGAGCTCGCCATCCGTCACGAGCTGGCCCTACGGCGGGCGGTGACGGACCTCGGGGCGTTCACGCGCCTGTGCTGGCCCGTCGTCGAGGGCCGCCCGCTCGTGTGGGGGTGGTATCACTCCGCGATCTGCCGGATGCTCGAGGCGCAGATGGCGGGCGACCCGCGCCGGTTGGCGGTCGCCATCCCCCCGCGGTGCATGAAATCCTACCTCGTCTCGGTCATGTTGCCCGCGTGGGTGTGGCTGCGGCGCCCGGAGTGGTCCGTCCTCGCCATCGCCAACGAGGAGAGCCTTGCGACCCGCGACAGCGCCCGTGCGCGGCAAATCCTGCGCTCCGACGTCTACGGCGAGATCCAGGCCCGCGCCGTCGACCAGGGCGCCCCGGCGTGGAGCCTCGACCGGGCGCAACAGGAGAAGGTCAACTACGCCACGACCCGGGGTGGCATCCGTCAGTGTCTCTCGGTCGGCGCGCGGGTGACCGGCAAGGGCGCGGACTGGCTGATCATGGACGACCTCGTAGACGCCCGTGCCGTCGTCCACGGCGACCCCGCCCGCGTGGCCGAGCGTATGGCCGAGGTCAACGCCTACCGCCGCGAGGTGCTCGAGACGCGATTCAACGACCGCGGCGAGGCAAGAGCGACCATCATCGGCCAGCGGC